CCTCGTCATCCTGCATCCCTTGGCCGAAGCGGATATTGGTGACGAAATTGTTCTTGAACGCTGCGTAAGACGCCCGGTTCATGACGAAGAGATCGGGCTCATCATAACCCCAGGTGACAGACTGGTATCCGGGCTCGGCGATGGTCGAGGTAAGAGCGCCCGAACTGCCGCTAACGGCAGTCGCCGGCAGCCACCAGGCATTCGCCGAAGACGCGCGGTTGATGCCCGCGATCGTGTTCGTGGTAGACACAACCCACGAGTTCAGATCGTCGACGTCAAGCGAGGTGTTCTGTGGCGAGGTGTGCCAGAGAGCGCGAGAGAGCTTCTGCAGGAAGGAGCCGGAAGCGGTCTGGAACTTCGCCCGGATGATATCCAGGTTGTTTGATCCGCCGCGGTTCAGAATGATGTCGGTGATGGGAATGACTACCGGCTGGCGGTAGGGCTTCCACTGTTGGTTCGCCGGTTGCACGGAATCGACCACGGAGGTATCAAGCAACTGATCGCCGTAGTAGGCGCCGCCGGGGAGTTCTTCCTGATAGATTTCAGGGAAGATCAACTCGCCCGCGCCGAACCGCTTGCCCTCGCGCGTGAGAGCCCAAAACACAGGGCTCGGCTTGAACACGTTGTCGCCGAGGACGGGGACGATAAATTTCTGGGAGATCGCATTGACGGTGTTCGAGAGCTGTACCGGCGGCGATGCTAGTCCCAGTCCAACCACGCTATTGGCCATGGAAAGTTCTCCGGGTCGGGCAAACGGGGGAGGTCGCCGACAGGGTTAAAGGTTGAGGACGAGGAAAGCATTAAATCCGCTTTCCCAACGAAACTTGCTACTGCGCTGGTCCAAAACTCGCCGAAGACAGAGCCGACTTCAGCACGTCATCGTCCGACATTGCTTCCGACATCGCTTCCTCGAAGGACTTGACTTCCCGAACCTTGGTGCCCTTGGCGTCCGTGCGCTCCTTGTAAGGCTGGAACTCGCCCTCGGCGGGCTTGGCCGTCGAGTGCAGCGGATTGCGCGAAGGAGGCGTCAACGTGGCCACGCGGTTCTTCTCCTCAAGATCCTTGGTGGTCTTCGCGATCAGGTCGGCTTTGGCCGCATCCAACTCGGCCTTCTTGCGCGCGTCCCAGGTCAGCCGATCCACGGCATCTGCGACCTGAAAGAAACCATCCTTGTCCTTGAGCCCATGATCGGAGGCGTATTTGTAAGCCGTCTCGTAATCCACCTTGACGCCGGTGGGCAGGTCCTTGGTGGATCGTGCAAAGTCTTCCTGATATTTGTCGCTCAGGTAGCGGCCGACCGAGGTATTGACCACGCCGGTGACCTTGCCGAGCGAATCGGTCAGGGTGGACTTCAAAGAATCGAACTGGCCGGGAAGCGCATCGATCTTGGCGCGCATCTCAGCCAAAGCCGTATCGCGCTGCGCAAGCTGTGTCTTGAACTCCTTGACCACCGGACCAAGGAGCGGATCGTTTTCGTCGAGACCAAACTCGGCTGCGGCTGCGGTACGGATCTGGGCGACAGTCGGCACAGGTTGCTGCACCGGCTTCGGCGGCACGATTTTACCGTCATCCGTAATCCAGCCGGCGCGAACCGCTTCCTGGAATTTGGCGCCGAAAGCCAGTTCAGCCTGACCGAGGGTATTCTGACGCTGCTCAATCTGAGCGGTGAGGGCCTGACGCTCAGCCACTGGCAGAGCGCGGATCTCGCCAACATTGACCGTAGAGCCGTCCGGCAGGTTCAGCACCATGTCGTCGGCGTACTTCGCATTCGAAAGAATGTCTTTAAGGGCCATGGGGGTAGGTCTCCTTCTTCGCGGCTATCCAGCCGGCTGTGAGCCCATCCCGCTAACCGGCGACGTACCTTGCTGACCGGCCGGATTGGGAATGGCTGCATTATTGGCGATCGGACCAGCGGCGGCCGTAGTGGCCGCGGCCTTCTCCGCTTCCTGAATGGAATTGTCGAGATACTTGACTGCCTGGGCGAGGTTGCGCGCCACGCCGGGAATCGTAAAGACTGCCCGCGTGTATTGTGTGACCAGGAGCGACTTGGTGGAAGTCAGCGCCTTCACCATCGCATCCGGGTCAGCGCCCTGGAGTTCAGCTAGTTGTTGCGAGAGCTGGAGACCGGCTGGAGTGGACGGAGGACCACCGGGGCCTGCTGCACCCGGACCTGCCTGCCCCGTCATACCGGGAGGCGGAGGCATCGGGCCACCAGGGCCGGCAGGAGGCCCGCCCGCACCAGGCGCGCCACCCGCCATCTTGCCAATCAACTGCCGCGCCATCATCTGTGCCAAGGCTGGATTTGCTGTGCCCACAGTCCGTATCCTCGTTTGTCGCCGATTTACTTATCCGACCAATGCGGCTTGTCCCCGCCTTCAGGAATTAGGCCAAGGGGGTCCTTGGGCATCGCCACGGGGTTGTTATGCACGTCGGGGCCGGGCTCGTTGCCCACGCGGCCAACAGTGAGGGGAGATTTGAGGATGGACTCGTTAAAAGTGTTCCCCATTGATTCCTTGATCTTAGCCATCGCTAACTGCTCCTTCTGATACTGGATGATGATGCCTGTTGAACTGCCGAACGCTTACTTCCGCTTGCCCACGCGACGATCCACTTTCTTCGTCATCCTGGGAATCTTGGTACATTTCATAGCCACAGTCGAATCTCCTCATTTAGGCTGGGAGCCGAGCCAGAACATCGCTGCCCTGGCCCATCTCCTGTCTTGCGCATCGAACGCTTTCGGCGGGGCTAGTCCCCCACCAACTCCGCCGAACTACTTGCGAGCGGCGGTGCGCCGACGCCGGGTGGATCGCCTTCCTCCACGAGTAGCCATGCGTACCTCCTTCGCTCCACAGTTCAGCCCCAAGGCCGAACCAGTTAAGGAGACGGGCGCGAAGGCCAGCAGCAACGTCCCCGGGGTGAGTCAGGGCCGGCGAGAACCACTCTTGCGAGAGTTCTTGCCGATCTTGGCACGCATGTCACGCAGGAACTTCCGGGGCTGGCCAAAGTCTTTGACGACGCGGGGATCGGATTTCGAGGGGGTTCCGGCCATCTGGGAGTGGCTCCTTTCGGGGAGTTCGAGTACGTGGCTAGGACAGGGAGTCAGGCGGCGCAAAAACTACTTGCGCTTGCCTTCCTTTTTGTGGGTCCGACGCTTTGCCATGATGTTCTCCTTTTCACACGAGCCGAAGCAGGTGCGATTAAGGAGAGGATAGGGCTAGAAGAAGGAAAATGGAATATAGGTTCCGCAACACTAGAACCGGAGAGCGACGCGAATTCTAATAAATATTCTGGATAAACACTCTACCGGAGTGCGTTTTCCCACGACGAAACTGACAAATTGGAATCCCAAATTCAGCCAGCGTGCCGTTTTCAACCCAATCGTAAACGGTCCTTGGTTGACGGCCCATCATGCGCGCGAACTCGACCGCAGTCAGCCAATGAGCGCGCCAGTTGTGCTCCGGAACACCGCGGACAGAAGATGCGCGGCTTGAAGATTCTCCAACTGGTACTTCTGCGATCGTAGTTGCCATCGTTCGCTCCTGCTTTCTCATTTCTTGCCTGACCGGACTTTGGCCAGGGCCTGTAAGGCCATCTGCTGCTGTTGCTCTTCAGAAACACCTTCAGGATCAGGATAGCCCAAAGTCCGCAAGCCGCGCTCGGTCCCGACCACGCCGGCTTTCATCAGATCGGGTGTAATCTTGCGAACGATCGCCTCAGACAACGGCCGCACGCTTGCGTCGTCCAGCGCAAGATCGTAAGTCGAAGGATCGACCTGGCCATTCCAACTAGCTAAAGTGATCCCATCCGGTCCCTTGTACGCCAACGTGCTCTTCTGTTGGTACTTGCACATTGAGTCAAAGAAAAACTCGCCGACGCTCTGTGCCGTCTCGCTCAAGAATCGGCCGGCAAGCTGGAGCAGGCCGGAGGATTGCAACACGGCTGAGTCAAACAAATCTGTCGAGACGTTGCCGTCGCCGGGGTTGCCCTGGCGCGATGCCGAAAACCCGAGGACGTCATTCTGCATGGTGAACAACTTTTCAGCAGCTTGAAGAGATCCGGCGCCGATGGCATTAGGAGTCACAACCTGGGGAACCTTCGTTCCCGACTTGATTGTGCAAACCTCGCCCGGCAGCCCTCCGAATCCGTCGATATCAATCCCTGTGTTCTCGTCAATAAACCAGACACCGTTGTTCATCCGCAGCCCATTCTCAAATGTCTGCGTGAGAAATCTCTGGCCCAGCCGCTGCATATTTTCGGTCATGCGCGTGACGGGAATGCCCCACGGGCCAAAGAGGGGAGGAAGCACGTAATTGGGGAACAGGGGGAACCGGGGCGCGGCCAGGTCACGACGCATCGGATACGGATTATCGCCATCCTGAAGAATCACGCCCTCGCACTCGACCAGCCAGCGACCCTGCGGATATTTCAGCCGAACTTCTGGATCGATCAGCGAGGTTGTCGGCACATCCGGCTTTTCAACCACTTCGCGCGTGTAATCGCGGCAGAAACAATGATTGACCAGGACACGCCATTCGCTGCTTTGGGTCTTCGAATTCTGGCCGGGAGTGCCGGGCATCGTCGACATCGGGCCAGGGGGCTGATTGACTCCGTATCCGGAATCGCCCGAAAACGGTTGGAACCCACCCGAAGTGTGCCGAGGCTTAATCGCCTGCGAAGTGGTAGGCCACTTCAACCGGACATCCTCGAGGTTCATCCATGTGCCCCAGCCGGCATAAGAGGGATTCCACGTGTAGTCGGCGCCGGGATCGAAGAACACAAGCCGGGGATCGGTCGAGCGAGCCCACATGCCGCCGCGGGCGCGGGAGATATCCGGATCAAAACCCGCCACAATCCAGCCGGCTCCACAATAGCGCGCCGTTAGGCCCGCCATCAGCAGGTGGAGATTCATCTTGCTGATTTGCCACTGGGCTTGAAGCGAAACTTCACGGGCAAGATCGCGCGAGGAAGAAGAGGCTAAGGACGGATCAGCCTGCTGCGCTCCGGAATAGGAGGGATTGGAAGCACCTGCCGACGGAAACACGTACATCCGAGGCGAAAGGTTACTGACCTGATTCGCCTCTTCCAACATGATCCGCTGCAGCATCGGAATCGAGAGGGACGGTCGGTAGACCGGGCCGGGAACCATCGCATCTTGCAGATTATACAAATCCTCTGCTGCCTTAGCGAAATTCTCGCCCAGAGCCTTGTTGCGCGCAGAATCGGAAGCCTCCCGCCACTCTTGAATGTGTCTCGCCCTGGGGTCTATCGACTCCTGCTTTTGCGACTTGCGCGCGGTGCCAATGAATGTGACGTTTCCGATGGCACCCTCCCTTTCCCACCTTATCGTATCACTACTTTAGCGCCTTTTACCGGCACGCTTAGCTTGAGCCTTCTTCACCACGCTGTTCGCTCCGCGAATCGCACGCGCATCATCACCAGTTCTTTTCAAAATGCTGTTCGCGACGTCGCGCCACTGTTTCTTGCGCTTCGGCGACTTGACGCTTTTGTTGTGCCGGGAAACGTCTCGCGCGGTCCAGGGCATCGCAATCAGCCCCGTTTCCGCGCTGCGCGCTTGCCTGACTTCTTCTCGGCCATGCGTGTGGCCTTACGCAAAAACGAAACCGGGTGGCTGCGCGACTCTTGCTCAGGAGTTTCTTGAGATTCCGGTGTACAACGCTCTTTCTTCATCTGCGTCCTCCAGTTCTTGGGCGACGGCGCCGGGTGCGATCGCGCGACGAATGGGACGCGGAGGAATGCAATGCGTGCTCGCCAATGGCACCTTCGGTTGGGGCGCCGTCACCCCGTTGAATGGATCTCTTTTTGCTGGATTTGGTGGAGCTGCCCCCGCCGAGCGCTTCATCAGCGTGGCCCAGGGCCTCTTCCTTGGTCGAAGCTACCCGCTTGATCGTGCGACCGGGCTCGCCCTTTTTGCTCGACCGCTGGTGCCAACGGACCACATGGCCGTTGTCCGCGGGAGAAATGGTGACTTCGGGGGATTCGTTGTCAGAG